AGAAATAAGTCGTATATTAACTCAATCAATTGGTCCTCAGAATTTTACTGAAGGACAGAAAATTTTTACTCAAAATAAAATTCTTAGGGGTTTTGAAGGATCTAAAGTGGGAGGTTTGGGAGATGAAATAAGCACTATCATTGAAAATCCACCAAACAAAGGCACAGGTCTAGGACAGAAAATTTTTGATACAAATAAACTTGCAGGAGAAACTACCCAAGTTAAAGCTAAGGAGGCTGATACTTTTTTTAGGAAGGTTCTAAAATTTTTAGAGAAAAAAGGATTAAGAGATGTAGGTGAAGTAAAATCTTTAAGAAAATTAGTATGGAGTGGTATTGTTAATGGTCTTGGTGTATTAGATATAGGGTTGGACACTGCTGATGCAATAAGGACGTGGAATGAAGGGATGCCTATACCTTCTATGTTCTATTCTCTGGCTGCATTGAGTAGTGCTGTATCATTTAAAGCTCCCATATTTGCTGCTCCAGCTTTTGGATTCTCCCTATTAGGAATAGCAACAGAAGATCCAAATGTTTTGGAGGGTCTTAAGAAAGGTGGTTCAACTTTGGGTTTACCTGTGCCTGGTGCTGGACTTGGAGGAGCAGGTGGAATTGATGCTACCATTCCTTTTATGTTCAATAGAAGTTCTATTGATACTCCCATGAGTCAGGATATAGCCTCTTTTATGCCCAATAATTCTAATGATAGTGGTGTAAATATTGCTATGATGGGAGGTAATGGAACTCAATCTACTCCTAGTTCTGGAACTGCTTCTAACTCAGATGTGCTTACATATTCTTCAGTGAATAGTGAAGACCCAACCATAGCTTCAGTTGGTGCTATGTTTAGCGTGATATCATGATATTACCTTTACTTGGAACTATTGCCAAAGGTGCTATCAAAGGCATGGTAAGTAGAAAGCGTCGTAAAAAAGGAGAAGGTGCTCAAGTATCTACTAGTATAGTTAAGGTTAGTAAGAATAAAGGAGATAAAAAATCACGTTCATTAGTTAAAGCTAGCACTCCTATGTTTGGGGGAGGTAAAGGAATATCTGAAACTTCATCTTCAATACAATCTTCATCTATCATGGAGTCATTGAATAAGATAGATGAATCTATTGCAAACATAAGATCAATATTAATAAGTGAATCTAAATTTAAATCTAAAGTAACAGCAGATAATATAAAGACTCAAAATTTATTACTGAAGAAGACTAAAGAAAAAGAATTAGAATCTAAAGGTAAAAATTCTATGGTTGGAACTGGTAAAATTATTTCTAAGATGGGATCATTTTTGAGTAGGTTCTTACCTTTTGTGGTTGCTACTCTTCTTGGATCAGTTGTTCTAGCTTTATATAAAGGTCTTGCAAATATAATAAAATTCTTTCAAGGTATATTTAAGGCTTTGAATGGTTTCTTTGCTGCTTTAGATCCTTATGTGAGACCCATTCTAGATTTTTTCAATTTGTTTAGGAAGGAAGACACTGGAGATCTAGATCCTAAGATTGGTGAGACTGAAGAAGAGAAAGTTAATCAGTTGGAGGGACAAGTAAAAGAACTTGATGAACAAGCTGATGTATTTGTTAAGGAATTTAATAAGCAAAAGGAAGAGTTGTTAAAAGCTACTACTGAATATCAGAAAGGTGTTGAGGTGGCTCTGAATAAAATTAATAATGATATTCTAATTGCTCAAGAAAATACTGCTCAAGATACTGAGGAGACTCTTCAAGATACTGAGGAGATTGCAAGCGTTGATACTCTCACCGACACTACAAACACCACTGAGGTAAATCCCACAGTGTCAATGGTTAATAATAATATTAATAATATAATTCCTGATAAGTCTAATCAAGAATTAGATGTTAAACCTACCACACCACTAGTTACTAAAAAAGAAGGAGATAAAAGTTCAGGTAATAATATATCAGCAGATAAGTTTTTTATTGATGGAAAACCACCCACTATTGCAGGTCTAAGAGAATTGGAGGAGAGTGATATGAATGCGCGCTTTAAGAATCATAAAATAAAAGACTATAAAATGAACTTAGATGCATATAATCAAAAAATGTATGGTGGTACTAATGCAATAGAAGTTAATGGTAAAACCTATGAACCAGGTGATTCTAACTATGGGATAGCATTAGAACTTCAGAAAGCAACTATAGGAAAAAATACAGAGAAGCAATGGGAGTTAAGACAAACGTTAATCAAATTAGAAGATCAAGCATTCTATGAAACTAATCAGACTAAGACTAATGTAATTTTTATAAAAGATCCTCAAGTTTCTTCATCAGTTGGTGGGGGTGGTGGTGGATTCATCTTACCTATAGGTTCTTCTAAAAGTGCAATAGTAAATAGTAAGAGAGAAGAAGATCTTAAATCTGCTTTGTACAGCGCATAAATTAAATGACTAACTTAAGACCAGGTGACATAAGAAAGTTTGAGATCTCAGGAAAAGATCTTTCAGGAAGTGAGACGCAACAGAGTGGTAAAGCTACTTTAGCTGACATAAGATACTATGAGAATGTATTATCTAATACTATTACTTTATCAGTTGGTATACAAGATACTGAGGATCTATTAGATAAACTTCCTATCAGAGGAGGGGAAAAGGTAGAGATTGATTTAAGAGATGCTAATAATAAAAAATTAAATCCTACTTTGTATGTGAACAAAGTAAACAATGTGCTTTCAGATACTTTAGAAAGTAATTATTTTTTAGAACTTGCATCTGAAGAACTTTTTAAAAATGATTTGTCTAGAGTAGTTAAAAGATATGATGGTAAAATATCTGATAGTGTAGAGAAGATTCTTAAAGAAGCCACCTTCAAAGGGGAAGGATTAAAAACTCAAAAGAAAATAAAAGTAGATGAAACTTTAATTAATTATAATTTTATTGGTAACAATAAAAAACCATTCTATGTATGTACATGGTTAGCATCTAAATCTGTGCCAGCAAAACCAGGTGAGGGAACAGCAGGATATCTTTTCTTTGAAACTCAGGATGGATTTCAATTTAGATCTATTGATGGATTGTTTGCACAGAAACCAAAAAAGAATTATATTTTATCAAACACTCAATCTAAATCTAGTGAATACACTGGTAAGGTTCTTAAGTATTCTATTGATAGAGATGTTAATTTACAAAATAATTTAACTTTAGGTGCATACTCTAATAGAAGTATCTACTTTAATTTTTATGACTATAAGTATATAGATCAATCTTTTGATCTTAAAGATCAAGTAGTAAATACTGGAGGCACAGAAACTATTGGAAAATCAATTGAAAATTTTGGAGATGGACCTTCAAGAATTATGACTAGGATTCTTGATGTTGGAACTCTACCTGCAGGTAAGAGCACTGAAGATGAGTTGGAAACTTGGAAGAGTGATCCAACCAAACCAACTTTTGATGCTCCTAAAACTATGGTTCAATCTGTGATGAGATATAATCAAATATTTTCTATTAAAATAAATATTATGATAGAAGCAGATTTTACTTTGAAAGCTGGTGATATAGTTCATTGTGATTTTCCTGAAGTCAGCACAAGCAAGAGTTCTGGTTACAATAAGCAGAGTAGTGGCATATATATGATATCAAGTCTGTGTCATCGCTTGACATCAGACCAATCTTCTACTAGTCTAACTCTAGTAAGAGATAGTTTTGGTAGAACACCATTCTAAGGAGAATTATGACAACTAACACTCCAAAGCACGATCTAGATCATGAAGTTTACATTGATCCTAAGGATCATAAAGAACATATTAATCATGGCATGATTGAGTATACAGAGTCAGATTTAGAGATGCATAATGATGCATTCCATGACCACACAGAAGAAGAAGTGGAACCAAATGAAGGTAAGATTAATGACTGGCACACAAGACATGAGGACAAGCATTTAGAAGTCTATTGTGATAATCACCCAGACTCATTAGAATGTAGAGTTTACGACGATTAATGTTAGAAAATCCCTTACTAAAAACAAACTACATTGGACGTGATGGATATGTCTGGTGGATAGGTCAGATTGCAAAAGAGGAGCATTGGATTGCTAACATATCTGAACGTCCAGTAAATTCTCCAGAGGATTTTAAGGGATTTGATCATAGATATAAGGTTCGCATCTTAGGATATCATCCTGCAGATAAGAAGGAACTTTCTGATGATGATTTACCTTGGGCATCTGTATTATTTCCAGTCACTGGTGGATCAGGTCAAGGTGGAGCATCACAATCTCCTAATCTTAGACAGGGGATGTTTGTTAATGGATTCTTTTTGGATGGTGAGGATGGACAACAACCTATCATCACAGGTGTGTTTGGACTCAATCAATATGCAGCAGTATCTAGAAATGCTGATACTGATACTAGTTGGTTAGAGGGATACACTGCCTTTAGTGGTTTTAAAACAACTACAAATGAAGGTTTTGTCCCTCAGTTTGGTCTCCCTACAGAACAAGTAGCAGCAATTGCTGATCCTGGTGCATCAAATCCTAATAATAAGGTAGTAACTGAAAGTATCTTGGGGTATGAACAGTATTATACTGGAGGAGATAGACAATCTGAATTGGATGCCTTGGTTGAGGATCTTATCATTTCTTCTGTTGATTGTGATCTACAAAGAGATAAAAGTATTCAGGCCATCATGAAGAGAGGTCTTAATAGAAAGCAAAGACTTGAAAAGGCAAAGAAGAATTGGATTGATAGAGTGTCAACTAAGGTTGGTAATATTAAGACTAAGATAGATGATACCTTAGATGAGCTTGATGATATTAATGCTGATTCTATATTTGATGATGCCATAGGAAGAACTATGACAGATATGCAAGAGGGTATTACTGAACAAGTTAAAACTGTAACTGATAATATACAAAGAAACATTACTAAAAAAATTAATAAAACTATGGCAAAGGCTTATAGTAAAGTCTTTCCCTCACGCTTAACTGATTTAAAAAAGGAAGCAGACAAAGCCAACAATGATCTTTCATGTGCCTTCAGAAATATAGGTGCTAATCTTTTTAAAATGATTGGTAAGTTTTTAAATCAATCTATCAATAAACTTATCAATGGTCCTATTTGTTTGATTAATAATTTTGTTGGATCATTGTTGGGGAAAATTAGTGGAGTGATTGATGGTGCAGTGGATTCTATCTTAGGTCCTATAAAATCATTACTGTCATCTATAGGTGGTGCTGCAGATTTGGTTGGAGAATTGACAGATGTTGCTAGTAGTGCTCTTTCTTTTCTTTCTTGTGGTCAAACTCCAAGTTGCTCTGAGGTAGAATCATGGAGTGCAGATGGAGGAATTGTAGCTCCTAGCATTGCTGCTACATTAGATATTCCTGGAACTATATTTAAAGCAAAGGAAGCATACTCAGGCATTAAAAAATCTATAGGTAAGTTTAAAAATATAGGAGATAGTCTTAAGAGTGTTGTTGATGGGGCTGATTTTGGTGATGTGTTTAGTGATGCAGCACTGTCTTGTAATGTAGGTCCATTAAGATGTGGTCCTCCTACCATAGAATTTTTTGGTGGTGGTGGGTCTGGTGCAGCAGGTAATGCTATTATAGGTGCTGCTGGTACTCTTTTGGGTGTTGATATAATATTACCTGGTAGTGGTTACACTGATGTTCCTTTTGTAGGATTTAAAGATTCATGTGGGAAGGGTGGAGGTGCTTCAGGCACTGCAGTTATTAATGATGGACAAGTAGTAGATGTTATAATGAATGAAACAGGGACAGGATATATACCTGCACCTGATGGAAGTCAGGGTGGAGATGGTACAACATGGGCAGATGCTGATGAAACTACAGTTAAAAAAGCAGATGGTACATATGAAGTTCCATATAAACCACAAGAAGTAATAACAGTTTGTCCTGGTGATGAAGTGACAGAACCTGGTGGTAAAGTAGTTCTCATAGAGGGAACTGAATGTACACAAATTACTACCAAGTCACCTGAAGATGTTCCTTCAACTGGTCCATTTCCTTCCACAAATACAGGAGAGTATCCTGTCATACTTACTATAGACAGTATCAATGTTGTTGATGGTGGATTTAATTATGATTGCTCTAAAGATACTGTAGTAGTGGAACCTAATAATGGAGCAAAATTATCTATAGGGAGATGTGATCCTTTAGGAGGCATCATTAAAATAAATGTTGATGATGGTGGAAGTGGATTTTTGGATGATCCTAAAATTTATATTCAAAGTGACACTGGATATAATATTAAATTAGTTCCAACATTTAAGATCATCAGAGTAGATCAAGATCCAGATGCTCCAGTGGTATCACCTGCTGATACTATTCAAGTCATAGATTGTGTAGGTAAATTCTTATGACCAAACCAACTAATAAACATCCTTGGAGACTAGGTAATGAGCATGGAGAGATGCGATTTGGACACATCATAAAGAATAATCAGTTTGGCATCTATCTTAGAACTGGTGATGACTCAGGGAGACATTACATTAGGTTTAAAACTACAGGAGATGTTAGGCAAGGACAAAAGGGTAGCACCAATATGCGTGCTCCTGGTAGTTTTACTTTTAATTGTGGTGAGGACATACAAGGGGCTAAGAGTGCTGATGGAGGTAAAATAGTTAGTCCTCCAGCATTTGATATACAAGCACAACATGGTGATGTAAATATTGCTGCTCCAAAGGGAACCATTAGATTGATGGCTCAAAATATAGAACTGATAGCATCAGGTCCTGATGGGAAAAATGGAGTCATAAGATTAAATTCAAATGAAAAAATTAGATTAGAGTCTCCTGATATTGAACTTAATAGTTCAGTGTCAACTAAAATAGTATCTGAAAACACTGTCAATCTTATTGGTAGTGGTATTATGAATGTGTATGGTGGATTGATGGACTTTGCTGATGGAGCAACTGCATTATTAGGATCTAAAAATGGCAACAAAGAATCAGCAAAAGCTGGTAAGTTATCCTCTCTTCTTGAGGATACTATGAGAGATGTTGAAACTTCTTTGGAGGCAACTGCTAATGAGTTAAAGAAATCAAAACTACCAGCAAAATTAAAACAGATAGCAGAATCACCTGAAGTTGCTGAACTAACTAGTCAGATGGAGGGAATGGCTGGAGACATGGAAGGTCTTAAGAGTGTGTTTGAAAAACAAGCAGAAGAAATGTCTAATAAATTAGGCGGTTTCTTTAAAGATAACTTATAGGAGGTATTATGAAAGTTCCAAGTGTTGAATGTGGAAAACAACTTCAAGTTGGTGCAGGAGAACCTAAAGCTTTAGGTAAAGGCACAGATATGGTAAGAGGATCTGCATATATTGAAGGTCCATTACAGGTAGGTGATGATGAAGCTTTTGATGAGATAAGTGCCACTGTAATGATAGGTCCAGAGACTAACACAGATACAGAAGAACACCCTTTTGATTCTTTAGTGGTTGAAGGACATGTGACTATTAATAATGGGAATATGCATACAAGTAATCTATTAGGAGTTACTGGTCAAGGATGTGCTTGGCGTAATAGTACTATTAATCAGCAAAGTTGGAAAGGATTTGATATCAAGCATCCTACTAAAGAAAAGCATAGACTCAGGCATATATGCGTAGAAGGTCCAGAAGCTGCTGTATATTGTAGAGGAAGAGTATGTAATGGAAATAATGTAATTGATTTACCTTCTTATTGGAAAGGTTTGGTGGACTATGAGAGTATAAC